CTGGCGCTGATCAACGCCGTCAAGGAGCTGGCCCAGCGCATTGCTATTCTGGAGGCCAAAGGGGACACGCCATGAGCGATACCGTCATCGACAACCCACCCTATGAGCCGCCGCCTGGTGGCGCCGATGTCGCGCCTCCCGTGGTCCTTGAGGACCCGCCGGACCCGGAGGTGGTGGCGCTGATCGAGGACACCGCGTTGCCGCCCGATCCGCGTGATCCGCCGGATGAGCCGATGGCACCGATTGATCCGCCCACCAACGTCGATGCCCCGGCGATCCTGGGCGTCGGCACGGTGGGGGAGGTCCTGTCCTGCACGATGGGCAACTGGACCGGCGAGCCGACCTCGTATGTCTATCAGTGGGCGACCGATGGGCCGGTCGGTGTCGGTGGCGACACCTACCTCATCGCCGACACCGATGCCGGCAAGGACATCACCTGCACGGTCACTGCCTTCAACGCGGCGGGTTCGGCTGAGAGCACGTCGAATGCTGTCTCCGTGCCGCCCGCCGCGGTGAGGGAAGCGTGATGGCGCAGCCCCCTGTCGCCTTTGCGCCGCCGAAGACTGTGCCGGTGTTCCGCGTGCAGAAGTCTGCTTGGCGCGACTACCTGCTGAGCGGCGGTGCCATGCAGATCGCCGTCAGCCAGCCGCCGGCGCAGCTCGCCACCGCGGCGACCACGGTCACCGGGCAGCTCTACGTCGACGCCAGCCTGAACCTCTACCCGCCCACGGTGACCGTGGATCTGATCCAGCGTGGCGCGGTGAAAGCCACCAACACGCCGGCCGTTACCACGACCGGTGTCTTCAGCACGACGTTCCCGGCGAACACGCTCGCTGCCGCGAACACCGCCACTGCCAGGGTGTCCTGCACCTTGCCGGTGGCGACGGCAACTTCGGCCAGTTTCAACGTCACTTAACAGAACACGGAACGACCCAACTAACTCAACAGGAGTGAACATGCCGTATGTATCTGGGTTCCTTCGCACGCGTAGCGGTGGCGGCGAGATTGACAACACGTTGCCTGGCGGTGGCGAGATCGACAACACGCTGCCGGGTGGCGGCGGCTGGATCGACAACTCGCTGCCACCGCCTCCGGGCCTCTGGCCGCCGCCTGCGACCATCTGGCCGCCCATCGCACTGCCGCCGGATTATCCAATGCCGCCTGGCGCAATCTGGCCGCCGGTGCATCCGCCTGTCGCGGGCATGCCGTTGCCAGGGGGACCGCCTGGACACGCTGGCACGCCGCTGCCGCCAGCACCGGGCCGTCCAGACGCGGGCTTGCCACCAGCACCAGCGCGTCCTGACGCGGGCTTGCCGCCCGGAGGTGTCGCTGGTCATCCGCTGCCAACACCACCGGGTCACGCCCCCTCGGGCAAGTTCCTTGTGGCAATCGTGGCGGCGGCAGCCGGTGGTCTCAAGGTGATTGGTTACACTGTCGTTGATCCTGGCTTGGCTGTCGGCATGCCGTTGCCAACGCCTCCCGTCACGGTCACGCCGCCGATCCAGCCGACGCCGGAACCGCGTCGGGGCTAATCGTAAGCAAGGGGAATTATTCTGGCATGCTGAAAACTGTCCTGCTGGCCGGTATCGCGAGTGTTCTCGCGATACCGGCATCCGCCACCCTGATCCTCGATGAGAGCGTCAATGGCGGCGGCTTCACGACGCTCTGCTCTGGCGGCCCGGCGTGCAGTCCCGGCGTCACCTTTACCGATCCGGCCGGTATCACGTTCCTGATCCTGGGTGCGTCTTCCAATGCTCCTGGGACGCCAACCAACGGGGACGTGACACAAGCCGCCGTGCGCGTCACCAACAGCTCCGGCGCGACGCAATCGATCGTGCTGCGCGCAGGGGATACCAACTTCACCGCGCCCTCGGGCGCCACCACCCTCAGCAACAACATCAGCGGCACGGTGATCACTGGCAGCGCCGCTAATCTCTTTTCGTCCACCGCGTGCGCTAATCCGTCCGACGCGCAGAACAGCTGCGCTGGCGCGTTCACCACTCCGGTGATCAACAGCAACATCACGCAGAGCAACAGCAGTGGCGCGAACAGCAACAACCTGTCGATCGCCAACCTGCTTGCGCCGTTCTCGCTCACCGAGGCGCTTAACTTCACGCTCGGCGCGGGGAGTGTGATCACGTTCTCTGCCAGCGCGGATGTGGTGCCGGCGGGCGAACCGCTGGGCCTGGCGGTGCTTGGTGTCGGGCTGCTGGGTCTCGGCATGGTGCGTTCGGTACGACGGTGACACCCGACGTTGTCCGCTACGAGGCTGTCCTCAAGCGGTTGATCGCGGTCACCGAGGCGGAAACCTCGATGCTCGCGTTCACCCGCTTGATGATGCCCTCGCCGCGCTACCCCGACGATCCCGACCACTCGCGCTACGAGGTGCAGCGGTTTCATCAGGTCATCTGCGCGGCCCTGGAAGAACTCGCGGCCGGCCGGATGCGGCGGCTGATCATCAATCTGCCGCCGCGGCACGGTAAAACCCAGCTCGCGTCCAAGATGTTCATCGCCTGGTTCGCGGGCCTGCACCCTGAACTCTCCACCATCTTCGGCACCTATAACGAGAAGTTCTCCCAGGACATCGGCCGCGCGGTGCGCGACATCATGGTCTCGCCGCCCTATGCCCAGGTGTTCCCGAACACGGTCCTCAAGGACGATAGCAAAGCCTCTGACCGTCTGGAGACCACTCAGGGCGGCATTCTCGCCTTTGTGGGTCGCGGCGGCACCACCACGGGGCGCGGCGGCGATCTCCTGTGCATCGATGACCCGATCAAGGACCGCATGGAGGCGGACAGCCCGACCATCCGGGATACCCTCTGGACGTGGTTCACCCAGGTCATCGCGTCTCGCCTGATGGACGAGACAGGCCGGATCATGCTGATCCAGACGCGCTGGCATCAGGACGATCTGATCGGCCGCCTGACCGACCCGCACAACTCATACTATGACCCCGAGGAAGCGGCCGAGTGGCACATCATCGATCTGCCGGCGCTGGCGTTCGATGACGGCAAGGACCCCCTCCATCGCGAAGTGGACGAACCGCTCTGGCCTGGCCGCTTCGGCAAGACCTATCTGCACGCGCTCAGGCGCCGGGACCACCGCGGGTTCAGCGCGCTCTATCAGGGCCGGCCGTCACCCGCCGGCGGCACGTTCTTCTCGGTGGACTGGCTGCACACCTACCGGCCGAACGAACTGCCCTCGAACTTGCGTTGCTACGCGGCGTCCGATCACGCTGTCGCCCTCAAGCAGGGCAGCGATAAGACCTGCCTCATGGTGATCGGCGTCGACAAGGACGACACGATCTGGGTGCTGCCCGACTGCGTCTGGCGACAGATGACCGCGGAACAGACCACCGAGAGCATGCTGCGCATGATGAAGCTGCATAAGCCTTTGTTCTGGTGGGCTGAGCGCAGCCACATTTCTAAGTCGATCGGTCCGTTCCTGCGCAAGCGCATGCTGGAGACGCACACGTTTTGCAGCCTGATCGAGATGCAGCCCATCGCGGACAAGCAGACCCGGGCGCAGTCGATCCAGGGCCGCATGAGCATGGGCAAACTCAGATTTCCCGAACGCGCGCCCTGGTGGCCGGCGGCGCGCGACCAGATGCTGAAGTTCCCCTACGACGCGCACGACGATTTCGTCGACACGCTGGCCTATATCGGCCTCGGCCTCACGCTGCAGGTCAGCGCGTCAGCCGAGCGCCGGGACAAGGACGATGACAAGCCGGACGAACACACGTTTGGCTGGCTCAAGATGCAGCGCGACCAGGCAGAGCGCAGCGTTCGTCTGGGCTTCGCGTCAGGAGGCTGGTGAGATGTGCTTCTCGGTCCTCTGGCTGGTGCAGTGGTTGATCGCATTGGTGATCATCGCCGGCATTATCGCCATAGCGCAGCACCCTGAATGCGCCACCTACGGCGCACACATAGAGGTCATAAAGAAACCAGATGATCACGATGATCGCGATCGATGTCGGGCATGATGGGACCACCTACGGGACCACCGCCCGGCATGGGACCACCGGGTATGGGTAGTCCCGCGAACAGCATGCAGCTCGATCCGACCCCGGCGACAGTCTCCCAGGTCCCCGGCACGGGTCAGCCCACCTACGTCCAACGTGATCGCCCGGTCCCGGACGACCCGCGGCGCAAGCTGGTCAACCGCTGGCAGGACAAGGTCAAGCGTGCCAAGCGGCACTGGCGCACGCAGTTCCGCCGCATGCGCGAGAACATGGAGTTCTGTGAGGGCCGTCAGTGGCCCGAGATGGCCAAGACCGAGAAGCGTGACGATCGCTATGTCGCGAACATCTGCATCCGCCACGTCTTGCAGCGCACCGCGGAGCTTTACCCGAACAACCCGACGATGCAGGCCAAGACCAAGCCGCGGCTGTTGGCGCAGACCTGGGACGGCACGCAGATGCAGCTGCAGCAGGCACAACAGTCGGCCTTGATGGCCTCGCAATCCGGCCTTCCGCCCGATCCGCACAGCATGGCGATCCTGCAGGACGCCGCGATGATCAAGCAGTTCGACGAGATGATGGATCGCGTCGGACGCACGCTCGAACTGATGTATGAATACAACATCGCGGAGCAGACCCACTCGTTCAAACAGTCTATGAAGATGTCGATCCGCCGCGCTATCATCACGGGGGTCGGCTACGTCAAATTAGGTTTTCATCGGGCCATGCGGATGGCCCCCGAGATCGAGAACCGCATCGCCGATATGTCCGAGCGCCTGGCCAATATCGAACGCCTGGCTGCCGACCTCTCGGACAAGGAGATCCAGCCTGACAGCGCGGACGCCGAAGAACTCCGCATGGCGATCAAGAGCCTCGCCTCCGAGGGCCAGCTGGTGGTCCGCGAGGGGCTGACTTTCGACTATCCCGACAGCACGGCGATCATCCCGGACGTGCGGTGCCGGACCCTTCGTGGCTTCCTGGGCGCCGACTGGGTGGCGCAGGAATACCTGCTCAGCCCGGACGAGATCGAAGAAATCTACATGGTCGACGTGGGGACCGGGTACACGGCGTACAACGAGGACGGCAACTCGACCGGGTATGAACCGGCGGCCGAGCAGCACTATTACGCCGGCTATGGTGGGACCAATGACGACGGCGGTGGTCCCGCGATGCCCTGGGCCTGCGTCTGGGAGATCTGGTCCCGTAAGGACGCCACGGTCTACGTGGTGTGCGACGGCTACCCGGACTTCCTGCAGGAACCC